GTGGGGTCTTCAACGTCTTAGGGACCAAGATCACCTTTACGGGGATCTCATTCCCAGGTTCGAGGATGTCCGCAACGTCTACCCGCTCCAACCAGGAGGGGTGTTCGCTTGGAATCAGATTTTCCCAGTGAGGGAAGACCTTATCCAACCGAACGGTCCACGTCAGATTGTTGTACTTCGCGTTGCCGCGAAGCTTATCTGCAGTGGAACCAGGCCCATGCTTCGGTCGTACGGCATTGTTGTAGATACTCGTATCTACTGCCGTGAAAAATTCCGACCAGAGCAAACGACCGATGCGTCCGAAGTCACTGAAACGATCAGCTTCAGGACCCAGGAGCGTTAAATCGGTCGCACGGACATCCTTCTCACACTCGATGTACTTCGCCAGGGCTGCATCATTCCTTTCGGATGAGCAATCTAACTGGATCTTGCCAAACATCAATGTAAATTGACGGATGGCATAGATCGCAGAATGGCTAGGATCATCGAGCAACCGACCACTGAAGCGGTCGAACACAAGGTCAAGGAAACCTCCGAGAAACTGGGGGAGACCGCCACGACGCTGGAAACCAGCGAAGTGGTCGTGACCGACGAACCCTTGGTCCAGACATTTGTCAAAGTCTGAACCGAAGTTCGTGAGGGATATCGTTAGAAACGAGATCCCCTCATGTTCGATCCGCCTCGTGACTGTTTTGAAGTCACGAGTGGTGCTTGTGCGGCATCGTGTGCCCAAATCTTCGAGCACACACTGCAGGAACGCGATCAGGCTTTTCAAGTCCCCTCCATTCCTATGGGGGTGGGCTTCCTCAGCCATGTCCGTTCCATTCCGGGACAAGTCCCGGAACGCTCGCTCTAGGGGAGGACTCTCAGTTCTCCCCACCCAGCAACTGGGTGACCCTCGCTCCCGAAGAGGCTGTCAGGTATGCCGTAAAGGCGTCCACGAGAGCCTTCTGCTCGGTAACCGTGTACCCGTTCACAGGCACGTCCACAACCATGTAAACACTCATGGAGTTGCGGACATTCTGTGTCGGGATAAGCGGATCGGCAGAAACCTTCGAGGAGTCAACTCGGACAATCCGGCGAAAGCGCTTCCCATTTTGATTGGAAACGCTCATCCGGACAGTACCGTCAGAGGAACTAAAAGTTCCCTGACCGATACCACTACCAGTACGCGCAAGCGTAACGGCGGTGCCCGAGATGGTGAGAGTAGGGTCAGCGAATGACATGACAACGTCCCTTGCAGTTGTTGTTGAAGACTGCACGGGATGTGCAATCTGGTTCCCGAAGTAGATCTTACTTCAGGATACCCGGAGCCTTGGTCATGCCAAGAGCACCCAGGATGGCATACTGCTGGTTACTAAAACCAGAAGTTTGCCCGAACCCGTAGGGTCCTGTCGCAGTACGCCGCTTCGTATGAATCGTGGCGGTGGAGAGGGCTACAGATGGAACCTTCCATCCCTCGGCGATCATGTCCGAACGGATGGGAGTCTGTACCTCTCGGATACGCGTAGCAATATCTTCATGCATGACGTATCCATACTGCAGGACCAGGTTGTCGCTGGAAAGCAGATTCACGCTCTGAACAAAAGAGCCGAAATCTGTGAACCAGTCGAACAGCCAGGAGAAGGGGGCGAGGTCGTAGGCAGTCTTGATATCATAATCAAGACCGAGCGCGTGATCAGCGAGCTCGAGGTACTTGCCAATATTTCCGAGGAAGTTGTGCGCCTCGGAAACGTGGTATGAG